TTTATGTCGGTCTAGGAACAGACCAGAAGGGAAGTATGGGATGGTGACGGGATTTGAATCCAAACGACCTATATCATAACAAACTGAGGTAGAATTTACATTGGCATACCATGAAGAATGGTATGCCTTACCTATGGACATCTCCAAGCCAATAAAGCCACCCCACAGGGTGTGCTTTTTAAAGAGCGCTGTATCGCCGATATAAAGCATATCGTCTCCGTTTATCAAAACGGAGTCCAATGCTCTTTTATCGGTACGACCGGAGACTGCAAGGTAAAGGCCTAAGTTTGCCAAACATAATATAGGAAATGACAATATCGAACCCATAAGTTGTCCTCGAACCTGACGTCCTTTTTCTTGGATCGTTCTTCCGAGAGTATAACAACCGGGACTTTTCTCTACCACTTTAGTGACAGGATAATGGAGGTCATGGGGGCCTAAAACTGAAAGGGCCTCTTCCAAATAGGAGGAAGGTAGACGGGATAAAATCCTTCTAAGAATCTGTGATGAATAAACCCAAGAAAGATTATCAGTAGCGGCGGAGTAATCAACGGAGAGCCATTTAGCGCTCTCACGATCTATATACGCACCGATACCATCATAATCTTTAGCAAAAGTGTTGTCGACCAGGTCGATCAACATAGTTCCACAGAATTCCTGGCCAATAAGCCTAAAGGCTGGCATATGGCGAAGAAGAGTATGAAGTTTCTTCTGAAGGGGCTTCATACGATAATACTCTAGGGCAGGTCCCTTAGAGATAACGCGACATTTAAGAGGCTCAAGAACAGCCTGTATCGTTGCAGAATGCACTCCACTTGACGGTTTAACGTCAAGCAGATCTAGCCACTCCTCCGAACCGGAAGGCTCGAAGGTCTCAATTACTTTATTATAGTGGACACCATATTTACCGTATACCACGGGAAAATCAGTCATAGAACTTAGTTCTAATCTCGAAAAACCTATAGTATAAGATGTCATGGCTAGTAAAGCTTCATATTGACCCCCTTTAGAGCGGGTATGGGTGAAGCAAGCAGACCCCTTTGGGTTATGCTTTTGAAATGCATTCTCTAGATCCATAAAGGACTCAGAGTCCTCGAATAGATTCTCGGCGATAGAATCTAGCAACGTCGAAAAAACGGGATTTTTAAATATCGCAGCTATCGTACGA